AATAATATTTTTTTATGACAGGCGGCAGCTTATCGAGAATGTCCTGCAAAGTGTAAGTTTCATGATAATAGTCGTAATTCGTATCGGCATCCGGAGAGGTTACAACCATGTTGTCTGCATCTGATTCATTCCACTCGAAACACATGCTTCCATCGCTTGTGTCCAACCCAAGCTCCTGCAAATGTTCCATCTGTTCGACTGATAATACATATTTTGATTTCATAATCATTGCTTTTTATTAGGTATTAAATCATCCAAATACGCCCATTCTTCAATGGCATCTTTGGAACACTCGTAATCATCGCACTCTTCATCGTTCCAGCACTGCTCTGTTACATTCCAATAGCGGACACCGTAACCAGTTCCAGTGCTTAATTTCCCATATACAAGGCATGGCATCTGCGGATAATGTTCATTTTCGTATTCTCCATGAGCTTGTGGCACTTCATCTTTAGTCTTGTGCCACACGCTGTTGATATGCCAGTTCGCACCGGCAATAAATCCTTCTTTAAATTCATCTGCACCACATTCGCAACAATCGAATGCTGTATTATGACCGTTACAATGTTCGCAATATTCACGTTCTGAACATGGATAGGTTCCATTACAATTATAATGCTTATGAATTGCTTCCCTTGCTGCTTCTTCTACTGTCTGTTTCATAATCAATGACTTTTAATTTTCTTATATTTACCACACTTCTTGCAGAAATAGTGACGGACGGTGTACCAACTTCTATCGCCCCAATCATCAACAACTTCAACTCTCCTCTCAAATAAGTATTCCCACTCGTGGCAACAGAACCATTTCTTTATAATGGCATCAATTAAACGCTTCATAACCAACTGTTCTCCTTTACAATTCTACCATCGTCTAACAACGTGTATAGTTTACCCTTATATGCCAGAGCAAAACACCATTGGCGGGCATACTTCAAATACTGATGCAATTTGTATCTATGCTGGTATTTCTGCACCTTTTCTCTTATTCTTCGTTTCATAATCAATATGTTAATATTAAATTTCCACTTTTGTGTAATTACTAAAATCACAATACAAGTATTGACACCAACCACCAAAGCGATATTTATCATTTAGATACCTACATAGGGAAGTCCACTTACTCTTTGTAATAATCTCGTACACCGTTCCTTTATGGATGAAAAGGTCGCCGACTTTTAAATTGGAAAGTTTAACTGTTTTCATTTCTTCCTTTCATTCCGTTCCCGATTGTCTTCCGAAACACACATCTTGCACCATGATGTCTTGATGTGATACGCCTTTCCGTTGCGATAGATTGTCCTGTCATAGAAGCAGGATAGTAGAAGCGGTCTTTTGCAGCGGCTGCACACCTTGCGTTCTACACCGTCCACCATCACCCGGTTCCTCGGTTTCCGCTTCACTATCTCGCACGGACCGCATTCGGATGCACCGTACTTCCGGCAATAGGCAAGGGAATGCTTGCCACATTTCGCGAAAGAGGTGCAATCGGAGCGGGGGACTGTCTGATGAACATTCATACTGCATCATCCAATAAGTCAAACAACGTGGGCGCGCTCACTTCCATTTCTGCTTCATACAAGTATGAAAGGCTGTCTTTCCAGTAATCGTAATTTAGTTCAGTAGATAATCCTTTACGTCCTAAATTAACAGCACAATAAGGAACGGTTCCGATACCACCGAACGGGTCGAATACCAGTTCACCCTTATTTGAATACCGTTCAATCAGTCTTTCGACAATATCCAGCTGAAGTGGGCAGATGTGGTTCTGCCGTTTCTTCTGCGACTGTCTCGTATTGAGTGTGCGCATTCGGGTTACATCATCCCATATCCAGGGCTTCTTGCTTACCGGGTCAACAGCCATGAACGTTTTAGGCAGCTTTCCGTAGGCTTCCAATTCCTCAGCGAATGATACATGTTCCTCGTAGTTATATATATGCTCGCGTTCATAATGCCTGAACAAATGGCGTATTTTATCAATACCGGCACCTTTCATATCTTCGTATGACAACAATGAATTGCCGGAGGATTTCCAGCTTGCATGAGCATCTATCTGCCAACGGGCCAACGAATATTCGCTTTTGTTCTTGGTCACCGGCAAATCAGCATAGGCCCGTGAGGTGTCAGAAGGAAGCTTGCGGAAAAGAAGGACATATTCAGGACAACCGATACCCATCTTTGAACCGTCCTTGCACATCTCCGTATATCCAAGCCGATAAGTCTGGTTATTCTCCCTCACTACATCCGTATCCACCGTGATGCGCCCCATGTAGCGGAAACCGTGTTTCATGTAGTGGAATACAGTCATTTCACTGAACGGGTCAATAGTGGGCATGCCGTCACCCGTAGCGTTGCCGAACAGTACGCGGTCTTTCACATGGATACAAGCCAACCGGCCAGGCTTCAATATACGCATCAATTCAGGAGTAAGGTAATCCATCTGCTCAAAGAACTTGCTATTGTCCTCATTATGCCCGAAGTCATTATAGGTCGGAGTGTACTCATAGTGGTTGGAGAACGGGATGCTGGTTACAATCAGGTCTACTGAATTATTTTCCATTTTCTGACATTCAAGAACATTGTCGTTATTTATGGCCCTCCAAAGTTTGCCGGATTTCTCTTCCCGACTGGCGAACATCCACCGCATCATTTTTTCCTCTGCCTGCAAACCGAACAAACCGTTCTCGCGGACTATATCGGTCATCTTGGCTACCATTTGGCGGTGTTGCGCCCACTTCTGCATGAAGCTCTTGTATATCTCTCCCTCGCTTTCCGCATAGACCAGATAAAGGTCAACCGGATGCTGCTGCATAAACCGGTAGATACGGGCTATTGCCTGGAATTTGTCATTGAAACGGTAGTCGATGAACATGATTGCCTTGTGGCAGTGGTATTGGAAGTTCAAACCTTCACCAAGCATTTCAGGTTTGGCGGCCAGATATTTCAGACGTCCGTCTTTGAAATCCGCTATCACCTTGTCCGCTTCATCATCATCCTGCGAACCATATACAGCCTTACATCCGGGTATGGCGTCACATAATGCCTTCCGTTCATTTTCCAAGTCATGCCATAAAAGGAAATGGTCGTCCTTGTTTTCCGGGCGGTTGATAATCTCTACCACACGGGCAACCTTTTCCTGCATGTTGTCCCGGCGTTCTTTCGCAGCGTCGGCAAGACCGAGAGCAGCCTCACGAAACATCTTCACTTGTCCGTCACGGTCGGCTCCGGCAGTGGAGTTATCCACACTAACCACTTCCTCATGTACACGCAGTTCAGGCAGTTCATATCCTATATCGGGATAACCGAGGTCGGACGGTTTAGTGAGGAACAACGCCCATGTACTTACCCAAAGCCAGAACTCCTTTTCCTTATGCGGGTAAAGAGTAAGATTATTTGCCTTCGTACTGTCACGCTGAAAAAAACGGGTAAGCGCCTGCCCTGTATCCATCACACCGAGATAACCGGCATAATGTATCAATTCCTTGTATCTATTAGGTGATGGTGTGGCAGTAGCGACAAACCTGTACGGTACTTCTGCAAACAAGGGAAGAAACTCCTGATAGGTCTTAGTACCAAAACCACGCAGTACACTCGCTTCATCCAATGATGTTACGGCAAAGTAGGAAGGTTCTATTCTTACCCCGTCTTCACCGTCACGCACACGTTCGTAGTTTGTGACCATGATGTCGGTCGGGCATATCATCACATCAGCCATAGTTCGTACATAGGTCACTTTCATGTGCAGATGTTGTTCCGCTTGTGTAAGGAACTCAACTACTACACGCTTGGGACATACTATCAGCCCTTTGCCACCTTTGTGTTTCAGAACTACCCGAAGTATCTCCAACTGAGTAACGGTTTTCTGCATACCGAAACTGGAGAATATCGCACGGCAACCGCCGGACACCGCCCAACGAACAGTATCTTTCACATGGGGATATAGCGACGGGGTTAATTCATCCGGATTGACTTCAAATCCGGTCTGACGACTGATGGCCATCTTGTCTTTTAAAAATTCTATATATTCTTTCATTATGCTATTTCTTTCAATAATTTCATTGTTTCACTTCTTTAGGTTTCCAATCAGACGGTAATTTTGCCCACTTGCGGAACTTGGCGTCGAAGTCGTCCATGTCCCTGAACATATCTATCTTCGATTTCTCTGTCTCTACGAGTGAGGAGAATTCCAGAAAGTACAAATCTGCGCTTTTAACGAAATTGTTATGCAGCTTCTTAAGGTTTCCGAGAAGCAGTCCTTTGGCGCTCATCAAGTCTGCCGCTTCCTCCATCAGCATGTTGGCTTCGCAGTTAAGTATGTGTGCGGCTGAAAGAAGGCTGTTCATTCTGTCAATGCTACCATCGGCTGTGGCGGCGTCAATTAATTGTTTTCTTGGTTTCATAATCGTGTATAAATTATTTATTTCTTATTTGGATAAACCCTCGTTTTTCGCATTCACGAAGAAGCAACAAATCTTCTTTTTTAATTTCGCATGGCGTTTCGTGGTTGATGCTCATATACCGTGAAATTCCGAATTTCCTGCATATATCGTTATAGTTATAGAAACGCTTTTGTCGACCTTTTGCCATCCAACAGATTGTTAGTTTCATACGTTTTACCCCTATTAAAACTCGCTTGGCTTCTTTTCCAGACCCTCGTATCTTTTTCTATTCAATTCAGCAATCAATTCATCCGACATCCTCAAGGCGTTGATGGCAGATTTGTCACCGGACAGTGCACGTTTTTTAAGTTCCTCCCGATATTCTTCGTAGAACATCCCATTGGTTGTTCTTTGCTCATCAGCCATGTGTGATTTATGCTCATTCCATGACTGGCTATCAGCAATAGCACAACGTTCTTTGTTGTATTCACGTAACCAGCCCATAATAACTTGCCCGTCTATGCGGTTGTAACTTTCTCCATATTTCATTTTCATTGCATTTTTGAAACACAATTTGAAATCGTCAGTTTTCATGTAAGGGTATTCCTCAATGATTAAGTCTACGGTCATTGCAACCTGTGTGTCAGACATGGTATTAACCACATTGAAGAACGCCAAAGCGTCAGCAATTAAAATTACCAATATGGCTCTCGCCTGCGGCTCTCCGAGTTTTCTGATTATAGTCCCTATGGCCGGCTCATTGCTTAGAAATACATCCTCAACTTTTTTCGGGCGTAGAGTTTCGCAATATTTCTCCGGCGAGGTCTTTAAGACGACTAACCGATTCTCTTCTTGTGGTGACAGTATCAGTTCGTTTCCCATTATAATTTCCTTCCAATATTTTAGTAAAGTTTGCTTGTTTGAAAATCCAATCAAAGTCACATTTCCAATTGCGGTCATTAGCTCCCAGCAGAAATGGGGATTGAAGAATGAGATTGAAAACAGTCCTCACTGACTCTTTTCCATATTGGGCTATCCGGGCTTTTACAGCCTTTTTTCTCACATCGGTCATTGATTTTATCTGCTGGAGTCTATCTTTGAATGTGGAATTATAGTATTCCATCAATCCGCTGTAATCAATCTTTTCAGAAAGAGAGGGCGAAGAAAGCTTGTCTTTCTTTGATACTCCGTCAGGAGTATTTTCTTTCTTTTGCTGGGAAGATATATCTATATACTCTCTTTCTTCTTCTTTCTTTGTATTTGTGCCCTCCGTGTGCCCTGATTTTTGCAAAAGTTCGGATTGCGGCAGATTGTTGTTCACAGACTGTGCCCCAAGTTGTGCCCTTAGCTGTGCCCATTCGGACTGTAATTCTTTGATTTTCTTTTCAATATCTGTGCCCTTGCATGTGCCCTTACTTGTGCCCATTGGATTATATTCTTCATATTTACATAGGGTTATAAGGTTCATTCCCTGATTGCACTCAACAGTTATCATACCTTTTTTCTTAAGATGTACAAGAAAGGAACGCACTTTCTTTTCAGACCATTTCCAGCGTTGAGATAAAAATCTTATGGATGCAGGATATTGACCTCTTGAATAAGAGATTTCTCGACCTCCGATACTCTCCTTTCGGGGCGTTGCCTCAAATCGTGCAGACTGGATTAAGTCTAACCACGCTTCACAACTGCTAAAAGTACGGGCTTCATTCCACATTTCATTCGAGAAAAACCTGCGGCTTAGCCTCAAAAATCCTTCGTCCATAGTTTTAGAATCTCACGTTTGTTAATTGCCTTCCTTTCGAGTAAACTGCCCATTTCCCATTTCCACTATCAAACAACCGTAAGTCCGACACCTCTCCGAAACGTTTGATATTACCGCATAAATCCACAATCCAGCCACATTCTTTGGAAGGATGCGGGCGGATGGCACGACCGACTATCTGATACCACATAGCAAGCGACATTGTAGGACGTGCCATAACGACTGTATCAAGTTCCGGATAGTCAAAGCCGGTGGTTAATACCCCGACATTCGCCACTACCGAAATTTCACCAGCCTTGAATGCTTCAAGTATCCTTTCGCGCTCACCTTTTGGGGTGTCACCCGAAACGATTGCGGCTCCGGGTATAGACCAGGTAAGCCGCTCCGCTTCTTTCAGAAAACGGGTAAAGACTAAAATACCTTTCCGTTTTCCTCCGGCTTTGGGATTCATCAGTCTTTGGACAATATGAACGAGATAGCCGTAAAAGTCTATCCGTTCATATTCTCTTTGAACTGACCTATCTGTATAATCGGCACCAGTAGTATTTACTTTCAAGTTAAGTTCGTTCCATCCCAAAGGATTCATTGGATAGTAATTCAACTTCGCCAAATAGCCCATATCTAATAGGGTTGATACCTGTACATGATAAATGACCTCTGAAAAGACATGAGGCTTTGTCCGGGTGATAAATTTCAGCATAGAACCAAAGTCACGGCTGGAACTTAAACGATACGGTGTAGCTGTCAGTCCAAGAACCTTACACTTCACCGCATCAAAAAAATCTTTGTACATACCCTCTTTAGGGTTAACAAGGTGGCATTCGTCCACGATGATGTTCTTGAAGTGGGTGAACAGTTCGGGATGATTCTTCACACTGCCGATGGTGGCGAATGTTATCCGGCTTATTTCTTTTGAGTTAAAGGATGCAGAATAGATGCTGCAATCAAGAATACCGTATGAACAGAGTTTCTTGAAATTCTGTTCGAGTATTTCCTTCGAGGGCTGGAACACCAAGGTATGACCGTCAAGCCTTGCGGCTATATCCGCTATGATAAGCGACTTTCCGCTGCCCGTAGGTAACACCATAATGGCATTTGTTTTCTTCGCCTTGTTATTGAAGAAAGAAACGGCAGTATCAGAGGCTTTCTGTTGGTAATCTCGTAATACATAACTCATAAACCTTTCTCCTTTCGTAACTTCTTATTAAGTGCTTTGTAATACTTGATTAGTTGCTCATACTCAAAATCTGATATCTTAGTATTTGATGCAGCTTTCACTTTTAGCAAGTCAAAATACTGTTGTCCGATTTTGGCTATCAAATTCTCACGGTAGCCTTCAAGGTGGTCGGCACGGAAACGGTTGCACGCACGGCATTCGGCATGGCAATTGTTCTCATCAAACCGTGTTGCCAAATGTGTACGACTGAAATAGTGCCCGCAGTCTGCTTGTGTAAACGGTTTTATCTGCCCGCACGAGATACATCTAAAATATCCGTTTGGCATTGCATCACGAAGCCGGATAAAAAGGGAAAACTCCTTGTCGAGCTTAGCTTTCAAATCCGGCTTCTTCTTTATTGTTATCCCTGCTTTATCAAACAGAGGTAAAGGCTTGTCTTTCTTCTTGGCCTTTGTTCGTTTTATGTAGTATGGCATTATTTAAATCCCCATTCTTTCATGTAGTCAATGTTTTCAGGAAATCCCTCTACTGATTTAGGACTAAGGAATATTTTCTCACTCTTCAATGGAGTGCCTCCCCAAACAGTAGCAGGGCATTCTTCATATTCTTCTTTAGAAACTTCACTTACATTAAAATGGGGTTGGAAGCCATATCCCATTACGCTTTCCCCTAAGTAAGTACCAAACTTCTTTAAAGCCCATTGAAATGCAATATCTTTATATAGGTAATGTTTAGAAAACACAGCCACATATATTTTATGAGAGAAATTTCCTGTTTCTGTTAAGTCAGGATTATATCTGATACAGAAATACTTAATACGTGAAAGTATTTCTTCAACAAACCTTTCATGCTGTTCGCAATCTTCTTTCGTTAAGAACTCTTTCCCGTCATTTGCAATGTAAATAGTCTTGGTAATTTCTTTTGTTTCCATGCTGTTTTTTATTAAAGC